CACTCTTCTTCGGTGCAAATGCTTCCGCACTCTTTCATCGCCTCTATCAGCGGCAAATCATCCGGAATGGCTTCACCCCGGCTGTACATGTGATTGCCGCTGAATAGCGTCATCAGCGCGATCATCCTACCAACTTCACTTTCACGGTCAGCTCGCCCGCCTTGCTCGCCGCCGCCGCATAGCCAGCCTCGACCGTCCCGGCCAGCGCAATTCCGGTTGCGTCCCAAAAAAGCGTCACGCCCATGGCAATCACATCCGATGCCGTCTTCTTCGGCATTGCAAAAACACCCGTCACATGTACCGCTCCAACCTCGTTCTTATCAATATCCGAACCGGCAACGGCAATCCGCTTGTTTCCAAGCGTCACAATGTCGCCAGCCTTGATATCGGCGCCCGTTTCGTTCTTGTAGTCCAGCGCCTCACCGCGCATCTCATACATTGCTGTCATTCTTGTTTTCTCCTTTTCGTTTTTTCAGGCCATTCAGGTTGTAATGCGATAGCGGGACGCTATCTCTTTTGCATCCCGCTCCCGCTCATCACTGAATCACTTCGCCGTTATTTCTTGCAATTCCCCTGAAATCTCTCACATTCACGCCGAAATCGCCGTAAATCTTCCAGTAGAATCCAAGCTTGGTTGCGACCTGGTCCCGCTCCACAATCGGCTGCTCCTGACCGTTCAAGTAGTCAACCTGGATGCTCTTTGCGCTGCTCGGATCTGCCACCATAAACCAAGGTGCCTTGTTGCTTCCCGCCAAGATGTTCAACACCGGCGTCTCAACGATTTCAATCGGGTACCCGTGTAACGGGTTCACATCGTTGAAATCGCTTCCGACAACCTGTGCCGAATGGAAAATCACCTGTAAATCAAAGCCCCAGCCGACCGGCACCACGATATACTTCGGGCGCACATACACTGCCTTTCCGAAGCTGTCCTTCTGCAGCTGCATCATCGTAATCATCTTCTGGATAACAGCCTGCGTGGGCTTCTCACCCGCACCGCTCGCGATGTTATTGTGATTTGTATGGAAAAGCTGCACACCGTCAAACGTCACACCGTTTTCGAAAATCTTGCTGTACACCATCTCATCGATCGTTGTCTTGTAGCGCTGCGCATACAGTGCCGGGACTCTGGTCAGAAAGCCGATATCGTCATTGATAAATGCCTCTCGCGTCATGCTGAAGCTCTTCGCATAGGTGTCCAGCTTTCTCGTCGGCAGCAGGGTCGTCTTCGGCGCATCTTCTTTCAGTTCACCGTTCTCCGGAACTCTTTCAAATGCCGACAGGCCGCCCATGGCATACTCATGGTCTCGACTCTCCTTGAAGTCCTGCAGCGTTCCCTTCGTCGTCCACTTCTGAAACGTCGTATCTACAGCCTCATACTGCTGCACAATCGTCTTTCTGATTGTCGTGTCAAGGATTGCAGGGAATGCACTCGTCGGGTTGAAGAACTGTCTGGTCAGTGTCTGGAAAAGCGCATCGCCGCTCATCTCTCTTGTCCCCGACGCTCCCTCGAACTTCTCCAGGCATTCCTCACCGATTGCTCTGAGGCTCATTCCGGCGCGTCTTCTCGCGGCGTCGCTCGCCTCATCTACCGGAACGCCGCTCTTTAACAGCATCGCGTCCGTCATGTCTTTTACATATCTGTCCTGTCCGCTCTCGCCGGTCCGTGCGCCCTGCGCTGCCGGTGCCGCCTGCTTGCTCAACTCGTTCAATACATACTCCCTTACTTTTTCCAGGGAACTTCCATCCCTGATCATGCCGCTCAAGTCAATGCCAAACTCTCGCTCCATGCCGTTGATCTCTTCAACCCTCTGCCGTTCTCTCTGCACCGCGGTTCTCACCGCTTCGTCTTTCTCCTCGCCTGCGCTTCTTTCCTCTGCGCTCGCGGGCGCCTGCGCGCTCTCCTCGCCCATACCGCCGCGCGTTGCGTTGTCAGAATTTTCTCCCCCCGTCGCATTGCTTCTCATCTGCTCTTCCGTCTCTCCCGTTTTCTTTGCCACTTTGTCTCCTCCCTTTGTCATCGTGTTTTCTGCACTTCTTCCTACACCAACGCTTTCGTCTGCCGGAACCGACACAATGGAAATCTCTGTTGGCATCCAGCGCGTTGCAATATAGCACTCTCCCTCAAACCTACCATCGATTGACTTCTTTCCCTTTTCCACCTTTTCCCAGTTGCCAATCGTATATCCTACCGATACGCCTTTTAGCGTTCCGGACATTACCTTCCTGAAAATCTTTTCCGCTTCCGCGTCTTCATCGAATCTGATTTTCGCTTTGCCGCGTCTGTTCTCAACCCACGCTTCAATCACCTTCCCGAGAACATAGTCCCTGTCGTGATTGAAAAGCACGCACCCGATTTCCTGCAGTCTCTTTAGATTCACGCAACCTTCGCTATGGTCTAAAATCTCCGTTCCAAACCAGCGCTCGTATGGCTCTTCCGACGAAAAGGAAAGCTCAACCTCCCGACTCTCTCCGTCCTCGTTGCCGCTTCTCACCGCCGTAATCTGTGCGTTTCCGAACTCTCTCCGAAGCTCTCGTTCCGGCGCTGTCTCCCGCGTCCACGCTTTCCCCTGCATATCGCACCGTTCTCTTGCTCGCGTTGTCTTATTCTTCGTCTTTCTCATCCCCCTCTTCTTCCTCTTTTCTTGCTCCCAGCAGCTGCCCCACCAAGTCCACATCCAGTTCTGCGGCGTAGTTTTGGATTTTTGCCATTTCCTCCAACTGCTCTTTCCAGTCTTTCCCGTTTTCCGCCGCCATATCTGCAAAGGTCTTTTGCCCTGTCAGTAGCGCGTCTTTGTTGGCCGCTGCCTCTTTCGCCGGATCAATCCACTTCTTCGGTGCTTTAATCCAGGTGTGTCTCGAATATTCGTACCGGTTTTTCTCCCAGAAACTGCCGTCTGCCGGTCTCCCGTCACTCAACTTTCCGGACAAATACAGGGCCTTGATGAATTCTTCAAAAATCTCATCCATCACGTCCTTTAGCTGCTGCCGCTCTTCCTCAAATGTCAGATCATCCTCGATTGCTCCCTGCCGTGCCGAAGAATAGTTCGTCTCAGACATATCGCGCGACGCGAGTTCATAGCTGAGCCCCTGCCCGCTCCCGAGCATTCTAATCTGCTGCTTGATGTGCGCCGTGGCATCCGTAGCTTGCATGTTCGGCTGAACCACGCTGATATCATCTCCGGGCGACAAGTAATTAATCGTTCCGGGCGAAATCATCTTGCCCATATAACCGTCGTCAACGCTGCCATATCCCCGACCTGTCGTCGGCGGCGAATCCCGCTTAATGAAAACGCTCAGGCAGGCAAGCAATCTTTCTTTCACTGCCAGCGATCTCATGAACTCATTGATATCTCTTACGCGCGTGATTGTCGTCGCAAGGTCTGACACCTCTCTTAGCTGTGTCGGTCGGTTCTTCGTGAAATAGAAAATCACATCCTTGGCTTGATAGAACTTTGTTTCCGTCTCCGTGAATCCATCCGGTGCAAACTGCTTGATGTGATACCCCACCGCCTTGTTGTAAATGTCATATTCAATCCCGCCAATCACCTTGTTGTTACCATGCGCCACTGCCGTTTCATCCAGCGCATCAACTTCCAGTGCCTGCAGTTTGAATGGCAGGAATCCGCCCGCCGTGTGCGTTTTCAGAATCAGAATTCCGCCATCGACCTTTTTTCTCCGTATTGCCATGCGCATCAAGGAATCAAAGCTCTGCGTTCCGGTTACATCGCAATTCTCTTTCTTGCACCAAATTTCCCAGGCGCGTTCTATTTCCTCTCGCAATTCCTCGGACTCAACCGTTGATCTCAGCCGGAATCCGGCCCCATACACATTTCTCTTGAACGCCCCCACAATGGCATTCATAACATCCGAGTTCCGCTCAAGATCCCGTGCTCTCGCCCGTAAGACATCTCTCTCGCCCGCATCTGCCCATGCCGCCGGTAGGTTCTCTGCATACCAATTCGTGTTTGAATGCACATTGCTGAAACTCGCGCCGTCATAGCTCATCGCGCGCTCAAGTTCATGCAAGGCTTGCTTATATGCCGCCCGCTTATACGCTCTTTCCGGCGAAAAAATTCCGATCACCTTTCCTAAAATGTCCACTTCTCACCGTCCCTGGAATACTGCAACGAACGTATCCGCCAGTAAGTTTGACGGCTCTCCGCCCTGTACCGCTGCCTGTAGCTGTTTTTGCATCTTTAACAGCTGCTTCAAATCCGCTCGTGCCAGCTCTCGCGTTCCGATTTTGTAACTCTGACCGCCCTTAAGAACCGCGTAAATCGCTTCGTTGATTGTGTTCAGCTGTTCTTCCGGTGTCCCATATACATTAATTGCTTCGTCGCTCATGTGTATCCCTCCATCCAGCCGTCCACGTTCTGAATCCAGCCTTCTTCTTTTCGCGGTTGTTTTGGCGTTTCGTCCTGCTCCTTTTCCTGCACTGTCGCGAGATGCAAACTTCTCACGCCGCACATTTCTGCCGCTGCCATCGCATACACTTCGCAGTCCAGATAGTGGTTATCCGCATGTGAATGTTTCAATCTCCATACAGTTTTCTCTTTTCCGCCGGAACGTTCAACGACTTTGTGTTCTGCCGTCACCTGTTGCCTGTACTCCTCATCGCATCCCCGAAATACCATCCATGAACCTTTTCCGTTTTCGCGCCGCATCCGCGCCGAAATCGAATCTTTGAACTGACTGCCGTCTACCAGGACAAGTTGCATTCCGTATGCGCGCGAGCCTTGCCGGTCTACTTTGCTGATTTTGTACCTGTCTCTCATCGGATTGGACGAACCTTTTACCGGCAGCGCCCAGTCTGAATTGCTCACGCAAAAATCATATGTGCTGTCCGCTTGATATCCGGAGTCTACAAGGCAGAGCTTCACAACCATCTTTCTTCCGTCTGCCGTCTTGTACTCCCTATTCATAGCATCGGCTATTTCCTCGAATCCCAAGGCCTGCCCGTGTGTTATGTTCTGCGAGGTCGTGTATTCTCCCCACGCTCGAATCGTGTAATACAGGCTTGTTTCCTGCACATCAACTCCACCCGTCAAGAAAACGGCCCAGGACGGAACGACAAATTCTTCTTCCTCTGTTTCCCTGTCCTGTACCGTGTCCGCCGTCGTTTTCAGTTTCGTATCTTCCCATGGTTCACCCAACCATGAATTCGTAAAGTTCTGCAGTTGTTCCGGATCCTCATACGATTTCAGGAACTCTTCTGCCACATCCTCCCATTTGAGAAACACGCTATAAAGAGAATTAATCCAGAACCCTACCGACCGCGGTGCCCCAATTCCTCTTTTCCTGACCGCCTGCCATTCTCCGCGCCGAAGCATTTCCGGTTTGCTCTCATTCTTGATTTCCATCCCGCACTTCTCGCAATAATATGTGGCTGTCTTGGCGCGCTCTGCTATGCTCATCTGCTTCTCATCATCTTTTTCAAAGCGGATTTGCGCAAACCGCAGTTCAATCATTTCTCCGCAATTCGGGCACGGCACAAAATAGTGCCTCACCTCATCCGCTCCATCATGCAGATTCCAAATGTAGTTGTCGCGCAATGTCGGCGTAGAACACGCATACACTTTCTCTTGCGGCCTATATGTCTTTGTTCTCTCCAGTGCCAGGTTAAACGGGCTCGCCTCTTTCTTTGACGCTCCGCCCATCTTGTCAATCTCGTCAAAAAAGAGATACTTAATCGGCTTCGACGCCAGCTTTGACGGGCTTCCCGCACCGTTCAGGAAAAGCGTCATCGTCGTAAACCTCAACTCCAATTCCTTTGACTCCTGTTCTTTGAAAACCTTCTTGACCTCCGGAATCAGCCGGAACGCGGGCTTGATTCTCAAGTTCGACACTTCTTTCCCCAAATCATCTGTCGGATAGACAATCATCGTCGGTGCCGGACTTTCCGTCACAATGTACCCGAGCATGTTCAGCATGGCCTCCGTGCCGCCAATCTGTGACGCCTTGCAAAAGTAGATTCTTCTGACCGCCGGATCCACAAAGCTATCCATAATCCCACGCAAATACGGCGTCACATCATTGGACCATTTGCCCTGTATATTTGATGTGCCGTCCAGCACCCGGTATCGCTCCGCCCATTCAGATACCGTAAGCGTTTCCTTCGGGCTTAATGTGCTCCGAATCACGCGTCGAAACAGTTTCGCCGTTTTTCTTCTCTGCCGCTCCCTGTCGCTCATTCTTCGCCTTCCTCACCCTCTGCTGTTTCTTGTGTCCGCTCTATTTCGTCCGGATTGTACTCCGCCAGCTCAGAAAGCGCGTCTTTTACCCCCGCTTCTATTTTTTTCACAACCAGATTTACGTCTGTCTCTCCAATTATTCCAATCGCCAATTTTGGCGGCAACAATGTCAATTTTTGTTTGAAGTGTAGTAGCATGTCCGTCAAAAACAATTCAACATCATCGGCGCGATGCATCTCTCTTTTTAATCGCTTCAATTTGATTTCAGATATCTGTTTTTTTATTTCCTCATGCTCTGCACTGACTCTTTCTTTATCGAGATTTCCTTTCCTTCCAGTCTCTTCATCTATCTTAAATTCTATATATTCTTGAACGCATTTTTCCAAAGAATATCTTTTGCTTCCAGGTGCGAATTGGAAAAGCCCCTCTTCGCGCAACTGTCGCACTCTTCTGGATGTAATCCCGAGGCACGCTGCAAGCTCTTTCTGGTTCACCTCCATGCCTCAAATGTCCCCCCTCTCATTTCCGCTTTTTCTCCCTCTCTGTTTTGCCTGCCTTACAAGGTAGCTTTTTTTAGCTTCCCGCCCCGATTTGCGGAAGGAAGTCACCCCAAAAAAAGTGCTCTATAGCCAAAAACGCCGCGCCTCTTCCGCCCCGCTATACCCCACCCCTCCAGGTAGTACCTTGCAAGTTTTTCGTTCTGTGCTTAACCGCCCGCGTCACGCGCTCTATATATGCCGCTCGTGCGCACTTTTCTGATATAACCTCGCCTGTATGTATGGCTCAGATATATAAATAAATATAAAAGCAAATAATTTTATTCTTCAACGACTTTGTGAAATAAAAAAAGCGCCCGCATAAACGGACGCCAAAATTATTTTTTTCAAAAACTGCTTGACAGAATAAATTTTGCGCGTTATCTTTGCGACACCGCACCGCAAGCGGAATAAATCAGGAAGGAGGAAAAAGCTATGAAACGGAAAAGGACAAAAAAAGAGCAGCGTCCTGATAAGCTCTACAATCTCGCGAAGTGCGTCACCGCTATCGCATCTATACTGACAGGTATAAACGCGATGCTGACACAAGGGCCCATCCTTGTGCACCTCGTCGCCAAGCTAATCAGAACGCTGTATCACCTCGCAAGCTAAGCCTGCGAGAAACGGGCGCCGG